ATGCAACCTTTCTCCATCACGCTCTTCGCAACTACCGGTGATCCCGAAGGCATTCGCCACCTCGACAAGTCGAACTGGTCAGGCTACGGCGTCGTCTTCAACAGGGAGCTCTTCCACCTGTTGAAGCAGGAACCGGGCTTCTCCCAGGCCGGTATCTACATCCTTGTGGGCAATGCTGCGGAAGAGACGATCTACATCGGTGAGGCTGATCCCGTCGGCGACCGCTTGAAGAATCACGTCTCGAACAAGGAGGGATGGGTCTGGGGCGTCTACTTCTTCGACCGCAACCACAAGATCGGCAAGACTGAAGTTCAGTACCTGGAATCGGCACTGGTTGCGCTGGCCAAGAAGCATGACCGGGCCATTTTGCTGAACAAGAACAACCCGACGGCTCCGACGATGGCGCCTGCGGCGAAGGCCACCGCGCAGGCGTTCCTGGCCGACATGTTGTTGATCCTGCCGATGCTTGGAATCAACGCCTTCACGCCACCCAAGCAGGACGACCCGAGCGATCAAGTACAGCCCGTCGGTTCTGAGAGCGACAAGTTCGACACCATCGTTGTCCCGGCACGCGAGGAAGGGTTCAAGCAACGCTTTCTGAACGAGCACTGCTGGTTCGCCGTGCGGATCAATGCGAAGCACATCTCGAAACTTAAGTTCATCGCGGCCTATCAGGTCGCCCCTGTTGCTGCCATCACCCACATCGCCGAGATTGACGCCATCGTTCCGTACAACGACACGGGCAAGTACATGATCAAGTTCAAAGGGGCGGCAACGGCCATTGTTCCGATCCCGCGCCCGGAGAGCAGCGAGGTCAACATGCAGTCGTCGCGCTACGCGCTTCGAGACAAGTTGCTGGCAGCGAAGAACCTGGATCAGGTGTGGGCGTGATCGTTTTTGCGTCAATGCCGATGAAAACAGGCATCGTGGATTAGTTCAACAAAGCGAGGGGGCCCGTCCGATGGAGAAGATCAGGAAAGAGCGAATTCTGATTCTGGCGAAGACGTACCCCTCGCCAAGCGCGCAGTACGTTGAGACGTCGTGCGTTGCGGGCATCAGCCAAGACGGGTCGATGCGACGTCTCTACCCCGTGCCATTTCGGATGATTGAGGAAGGCCAGCAGTTCACCAAGTGGCAGTGGATCGACGTCAGGGTCGAAAAGGCCAATAAGGATCACCGGCCGGAGAGCCACAAGCTTTACGTCGACACGATTGAGTGCGGAGATCGGATCGACACGAAGAAGGAATGGGGCCTCCGCTGGGAATGGCTGGACAAAATTCCATCGTTCGATAGCTTCGTTGCCCTCGACGCAGGACGCTTGAGCGACAAACTGTCCATCGCACTGCTACGGCCGAAAAGGTTACTCGGGCTTGAGATCACAAAGGCCCGGAACCAGGAATGGACGGAGGACGAAAAAGAGAAGCTGATGCGGGAGCAGATGCAAGGTGATCTGTTCTCCGAGGCAGACGCAAAGCGGCAGGTGAAGGAGCTGCGAAAGGTGCCGTTCGACTTCCACTACCGGTACGTGTGCGACTCCCCCGAAGGTGAGGTGGAGCACCGGCACAAGATCGTTGACTGGGAAGCTGGCGCTCTATTCTGGAACTGCCGCCGCGACCACGGCGTCGATTGGGAGGCCCCGTTTCGCGCCAAGCTCGAAGGCCAACTCGGCGGCAAAGACTTGATGTTTCTGATGGGTAATCAGCACCGGTTCCAAGACCAGTGGCTGATCATCAGCTTGGTCTACCCGCCTAAGCGAAAGCCAGCCGAAGTGAGGCAGGGCTCGCTGTTTTAGTGGCCGCCGCGGTGATGTGCTCGACGTCCGCACCACTGGCGTCCCGAACAGCGTTGGCCACCATCGAACGGTGGCAGAAATTGAAATCGGCCTCGTAGCAGAGCAGTGCGCAGTTCGACGACGCAGCCAATTCCGCGAGCTCGTCGATGGCTGGTTTCTGCGTTTTGAGGTGCTTCAGGAAACCGTCGGTATAGCGCTTCCAGTTGCCGTCTTCTCGGTAGCGATCACGCACCAGCTTCGGGCAACCCAGCGCGACCATGTGGACGTACTCGAGGCCAGAAAGGTTCAGGACGCTGGCCAGCGCCTTCTTCGAAAACCCAGGCTTGCGCGACAGGGGTAGCTCGCGGATGTCCACGACCGTCTCGATGCCGTGCTCAGCGAGCAGCGACATGAACGCGTCGATGTCCAGTCCTTCGTAGCCTATGGTGAAAACAGTCATTGATTGAGCCCCTCTAAACAGTGATTTTACCGGAGGATGCAGACCTCTGGCGAGGCCTGATATCATTAAAGGTTTGCCCGATGCAACGTTGTCGTTTCGTCATCGGGCTCGCCATTCCTGCGCCTATCGCAACAGTGCCACTTCGCACGTTCGGCGCGCCACGAGCCCCGGCAAGACCCTCCCCCCGCCATTGACCCAGCGCAGCAACTCGCGTGCCGCGCCCACCCAGTCCCGCTGGTTGATACGCCGCCGTAGCGTCGACGTCTGCAGCCGCCCTGCGCCAAGGTTGAAGGTGAAGTCCACGATGGCCGAAAGTCGCCCTTCGGGTTCGGCGGCGAGCACCGGGCAGTAACGCAGCGTCGCGGCGAGCGCCGTCTGCAGGTCGCGCGCCAGATAGATCTCGGCCTCGGTCTCGGTGATCGGCAGGTGCTTCGGATCACAGAGGTGACCGTAGCCAATCGTCCAGTACCCTGCAGGACAGATGTACGGGTGTGCGCGTCCAGGATCGGCCTTCGGCACGCGGTGGAACCCCTCGAATCGCTTGGCCAGCTCGATGGCCGTTTTCGGCACTTCGCTCACGAACGCACCCGGTCGAACACGCGCCCGAGGAACCAGAAGTTCAGTACACCAGCCCACAGCGCCTGATCCGCTTCCGTCCAGGCGTGCAGGATGGCTGTGCCCCAGCCAGCGCCAGCGGTCACGGCAGCCACAAATGCCGCCGTCTTGGCTGCACAGTACAGCACCATGAACCAGTAGGTGATCACCGGACGCACGCTGGTTGAGAGCGCGTCGGCCCAGCGCACGCCGGTCTTCTCACCCTGGGTGCGGACGGCGTCGCGCAGCGCATCGATGGCTCCGACGTTCCACGCCGCATCGGCGCTCGCGCCGATTTCGGCCATGCGCTGCGCGCCACGCAGCTTTTCAAACTCCAGCGCCTTGTCTTGCATCGCCAGTTCGTGGCCACGCTCGCCTTGGCGGTCGAGCCATTTGAGCAATTCGGGCGCGAGACGGAAGGCCCCGCCCAGGAGGCCACCGAGCAGGGTCTCGATCATTGGCCACCTCCGAACACCTTGAGCTTGATGATTGCGCCTGCGACGAGGGCCAGCAGGAAGCCAGTGGTGATCACCTTGACCACCGTCTGCCACGCGGTGTGTTTGGCCGTGTTGAAGGCCTCCAGCAGGCCCCGCAGCTCTCGGATGTCGCTGGCAGCGTCTTCGCCATCGAGGCCCACATCAGCCAGCGCGTGGCGAGCGCCGCGTTCGGCGACGCGCTCCAGCAGTTCTTCGAATTCGTCCTTGGGCATGGTCACCATGCCCCCTGTCACAGTCGGTGCGTTCATTTGCGTGCTCCAGAAATGCGAAACCCGCCCGATGCGTGAGCATCAGGGCGGGTCTCAGGGTTGAATCAGTTGGGTTTCAGATCTCGATGATTTCCAGCGTCAGGCTGGGCGCGATGCCTTCGATGGCGTCGTCGCGCACGAACACCTTCTGGCCAAGGGCCGCAGAGCCCCTCGCCTTGATTCGGCCGCCACCGGGCAATGCGACCGTGACCACGCCAGAGCCGACGTCGGTCACGGTGCCCGCCTGCAGCGGCGGGTCGGGGATCAGTTGGCGAAACTGCTCGTAGAGGTTATGCATAGGCCTGCACTCCCAGCGTCTGCCAGACCTCGGGCAACCCGGCTTCCACTTGGGTCGCGCGGACAATGCCTAATCGCGTGACGCTGCCGTCCCGGTACTCCACGAATGCGCCGGGCTCGATGATCCCGGTCTCGGCGAGCACCGGCAGACGCAGGCTGACCTCAAGCTGGTGACCGGTGTCGGCCAGCACGGCGATGCCACGCTGACGCGCGGCGGCGGCCTCGGTGATCAGCGGGTCGACGACCATGGGTGCCAGCACTTCTCCGGCAGTCCCCGCTCGGGTCACCTGCCCGAGGACGCCGACGTCCTGCCCGGAAACGAACACGCGGTTGTACGCAGGCTTTTCCAGCCAGCGCAGCGACTCGCGGGCGACGGCATCGACCGGCAACACGAAGTCGGGCGTGACCGTGCTCCATTCCCAAGGGGCGACCGGGTAGCGATGACGCACACGGATGCTCTGGGCCGAGGGATGCGGAATCAAGTAGCCACCTGCAGCACCGGCAATGGCGGTCAGTGCGTCGATCCACGATCCCTGCTGCGCAAACGCATTGGCGGGGACGTTCCAGTCCGTCAGGCCCCAATCGACCGCCCAGCCCAGCGGGATGCCGTTGACCGTGAGCACGTCGTCCATCAACTGCCGAGCAGTGCGGCCCTCGGTGTTCGAGAACGTCATCACCGGCGCGTAAGGCGCGGCCAGAACGGCGTTGCGCCCCCGTCCGGAGATGCGGATGCTGGCGTCACCGAAGATGCGCTCGCGGCTGATGCTCTCGGCCAGCACGCGAAACGAGGTGCCGTTGACGCTGGCCACGAGTTCGACGGGCCCGGATGCGCTGCCCGCGACCAGTGCCTCTGCTTTCGCAGGCAGCACCGCATCGAAGCCCCACGCCCAGGACGATGCATCGAGCGACAGCGAGAGGTTGAACACCGGCACTGGCGAGCCATCGGACACGCGGTACAGGGTCACGTTGTTGATCACGAAATAGACCCTCCGAACAGGAATGACCACCGGCTCCCCATCGGGTGGCGGCGGGGTGACGTGGTTTTCACAAAGGAACAGCAGATGCCCATCGGTCGCGGCCAGCGCGGCAAACAGCAGGTGCGGACTGGGCGTGTAGCAAGGCTGCGGAACGGGCGGCTCAGGCACCACCCACCGGCTGATGCCCGGTGGCGGCGGCACCGCCTCCTGATACCTGCCGCGCCAGCCCCTCAGTTGCAGGCGCGCCGTTTGAAAATCGCTTCCCTGGCCGCGCACCACCAACGCAGCGCTTTGCCACCGGGACACTCTCCCGGCGCGCTTGGTGCGGTCACCGTCCTGATGCCGGAACCGCGTGGCATCCCGCAGAGGGCCTGCGTTCTGGAACAGACCGCGTCGGGCCGCTTCAAACCGCGTGGCGTCCTGGTGCGCAAACCACGTCGAATCCTGCAGCCGGGTCGCATCCTGATGGCGAGCGCTTCGTTGCTCGGGCGCTGCCGCCAGCACTGGCGGCAACCTGTGCTCGATGCCTTGAGGAACACCCAAGGTGCGTCGCCAGAACACGGCCCAGCCTGCGGGTGTAGCGCCAGCGTCCTGCTGGCCCTGCGTGGCACCGTCCTCGGTCTGTCTCGCCAATTGCCAAGGGTGAGCGGTCTGGCCAACCGTCGGTCGCTGAGTGCGAGAGTAGTACCTGACCTCGCCGGAGAACACGACACCGGGAAGACTTGCGCCCATCACGTCCAAGGGCACGCTCGGGCGCAACAGCAACGTGCTGACCGTCAAGGCAGGTAGCTCTGCCAGCAATTCGGCTCGCGCTGGCGGGATGAACTTGATCGAGACAACCGGCAGCGGCAGGCTGGCCAGCACCACTACGTCGTCGCGCGGCGGGGCGAAGCCTGCGCCGAACACCAAGTCGGCGTCGGCGGCAGCAGGCTGATCGAACAGCAGGTTGACCAGAAGTGGGCCGAACGCGATGCTGACTTCGGGTATCGGCAGCGTGACGGCCAGCGTCAATTCGCTGGATGCGCTCGGCACGGCCTACCCCAGAATCGCAGAAACCATCCGGGCGTCGCCACCCAGATAGAGGTTAGTGCTGGCCAGCTTCACATCTCCACTCCCATCGGTGCCGCTGCAGTCCAGATCCAGCGCCGTGACTTCGTTGCCGTTGACCAGCCGTGCCCACGTGGCAACGCCGGTGCTGGTGATCAAGCCATCCTCCTGCTGCGCCAGCGTCAGGAGCCCGCCTGCAATCGTGCCAGCAGGCTTGGTGAGCCTGATCTCGACCAGCATCGCGCTCGTCGGCGTCGTCGCAGGTGTAGCCGGTCGCGTGCCGCCGTAGATGCGCAGACGCGCCGGGTTGCTGCCCGCATCCAGGAACGCCAGGGTGCCCGCCAGCCGCGCCTCGTTGTGTTCGACAGTGATGGCAACGGTCACGGCATCGTCTCCGGGTGAAGGTTGTCGGCAATCACGGCGCGGTACATCTGCTTGTGGTCGTAGCTGACCACGGTGTATCTCTGGGCCGGATCGATCAGCTCGAACCGGTACGCGCCCGTGGTGTCACTCCAGGTCTCGGCCACCAGGACGCGGGTGTTCTCGCTGAAGAGTTGTACTCGCCGCACCAGGGGCTGGTCGGGCTGGCCCTTCTCTTTGACGGTTCCGGCGATGACGCCGTGGCCACTGAAATGGATGTCCTTGCGGCCGTTCGGAATTGGGTGGAAGTGCCAGTCGTAGCCGCCGCTGCGGCTCCACAACTCAGAGTTGGGGCTGTTCAATCGCATCAGGTCGCAGTCGGCATTCACGCCAATGTTGGCGGCAGGATCAGGCAGCACCGAAGTCGATCCACCGGCCAGCGGCAGCAGGTCATCGGCGGCGTTCACGCCCACGGTTGCCGGAAACGCGGGCAGACCTGACGGCGTGTCACCCGCAATCGCGTGGACGCGCGCCGTGGCCCCATACAGGAACACGCCCGGGATCAGCTTGCCCCGGTAGGCAGCATCCCCGACCTGGAACATCAGCACCCCACCGGCCTTGAACTGGATCAGACGAGCCCACGGCACGCCGTTGGCGTCGAAGGCTCCGACGATGACCTCGCATCGCAGGGTCATCCGCTGGCCGACGTTGAAGGTCGGGGCCACGTCTATAACGCCCGCGACCGGCTTCGCTCCATCGTTGACGCCGCCCGTCACTGCCGCGCCGTCGCCGAAACCACTGTTCCAGCGTGTCACGCTCCAGGCACCGTCAATATGTGCGAACCGGTAGCCCTCGGAACCGTTGCCGGTGGTCATCCACAGGCCGATGTGCTTGCGGGCGCTCGGGTCGGTCAGAAACTCAACATCCGCCTCGAACCAGAAGTCACCGTGGGCGGTTTCGTTGAAGCGCAGGATGGACTGGCTATTGGGGGCCGAGATATCGATGGACTGCTGCACGTTGTTGTGTGTCGCGGCCATTCCGCCGAGGACTGCGGTGTAGCCGGTCGCAGGAGCCGTGGCGAAAGACTCGCTCAGCGGGTAGCTCATGGCTTACCTCCACGGGCCAGTGATGTCGAACGCGATCTGTGCGCCTTCGGTTTCCGAGCTGTACTGCGTCCTGACCAGCAAGAAGCGCTTACCCGCCTGACCCACCACGTTGTCCACGATGGTCTGATCGCTATAGGGCCGGTCTTGGGGCATCCACAGCATCCCGGGCAGGATGCCGCGCATATGGCCGTCCTCCTGCCGCACGTAGGTGGGCAACAGCCACAAGCTGTAGTCGGCTCCATTCGGGAACGGCATCGGGCCCCGACCGCAGATCTGCTGGCCGTTGTTGGTGTTCAGCGACGTGAGTCCGAACCGGACGGGATTGCCGAGTTGGGTGTGATTGCGCAGCAGCACCTTGCCGGTGAAGTCCAGGGACGAAACCAGCCCGTAGCCGCTGAACTGCCCTGGATAGCTCCAGTAGTTGCTCATCCCCGAGTAGTTGTCATCAGCGGCCAGCACCGTGGCGAAGTTGTCGCCGGGCTTGAAGCTGATGAGGTCGCCGAAGCAATAGCTGTTGCGGCCGTACCAGCCGTAGCCCGCTGCGTTGGTGCAGAACAGGAAGAACAGACGGTCGTCACCGATCAACACCCAGTTGCGACCTCCGCCGCCGCTGTCGCCGTTGCTTTCGTACTGGGGGCCACGTGCGTGGAACCATTTGTACCAACCCCACTGGCTAGCGGTGACCTGTTTCCAGTTCTGCGTCGGGTTGTTCGGGTCATACGGAGCCTGTGCGCCAACGATGGTGTCGATGTCGGACAGGTCTTCCACGATTCCGACGTTGGCCCACTTCGCCCACCCCGTCGTGTAGTTGGGCGTCTTGAGGCTGTTGTCGATCAGCAGGATGTTCTGCGGCGACTGTGGGTTTTTGCTGCGATAGGCGGCCTTGCTCGTCCCCGCGAACGGCTTCTCCCACCCAAGTGGAGCCACTTTGGCGCTCAGGTTAGTGGTCGTCGTCGCGGGCGACACCGGCGCTCCGGTCACCGCATAGGTGAAGGCGGTCGTGGTCGTCGACAGCACACGGAATGAACCGTTGTACTCAGGCTGCTCGGCTCCAGCGATCTCGACCACCTGAAAAGGCCGATAGGCGTGGCCGGTGGAAATGGTGGCTGTGGCGATGCCATCGGCGAAGGTCAGCGTGTCGATGGCCTTCAACGCGAAGCCGTTGACGAGGCAGGCATCAAGCATCGTCACCAGATCGCCCCAGTTGTTGGCGATCTGCGGTGCGCCGGTCATGCCGCTGTTGAAGTATTTGACGGTCAAGTCGGTCATCTCAAGGGTTCCTGTCTACGGTTCAAGGGGTGTCCACGTCGCCGCGAATCAGCAACGTGAAGTTGTCGTCGGGCACGGATTCCGGCCCCTGCTGGACGGTGCGCACCACCCAGACCGGGAACTGCGCGCCGATGGTGTTGAAGCGCAGCACGTTGCCAGTGGCCCAGCCGTTGCCCCAGCCGAGCGCAGGCAGTTGGAAGTACGGCACGCCGGTCGCCGGGTTGTTGGGTGCGCAATCCGCACTGGTGTTGCCCGTGGCGATCACGCCGACGTTCTCGCCGATGACTTCGAACGAGGTGCTGTTGGTCAGTCGAACGACCCAGCGCTCGGTCAATGCGCCTCGGTTCGTCACACGGATCGGGTACTGCGTGTTGTTGAACGTCGCTGTTGCCGAGCTGCCCGACAAGGCATCCGACCACGCGCCGTTCCACGTCGACTGGTCGAACACCAGATTGACGCGGGCAAAGAGGTCACCGGCCACCAGCGCGCTGGAGACGTGACTCCCCAGCGGATATTCGTGCGTCAGGGCGCGCGTGAAGCTGATCTCACCGCTGATCTGCACATCCCGCACCACGGCCATGTCCTCGATGCGGTGCTCAATGGTCACGGGCTGGCTGTAGCCCGACACGTTGATGAAGGTGACGGTGCCCGCTTCCAGATCGGTGGAGTACCCGGTGTTGATCACCGCTCCGTCGTGGCCGACGACGCGCACGCGCGACAGGCGCACCCGAGCGCAGTTGATGGTCTGGCCGTTGCTGACCGAGGTCGTGATCTTGCCGGTGTGGCCCACCACGGCGAAGCCGCCCGGGCGAAAGATCGGCACGCGCCCATCGCTGGGCAGACGCACCGGGTCGATACCAAGCAGATCAGCGTCCAGCGGCAGATAGCTGTAGGCCACCGCGCTGTAGCGCACGCTGGATGCAGCCACTGGCTCGGGTCGGAAGATCTTGCCGTCCGTGCCCACCCGGTCGGCGGCGTACCAAGGCTGGCTCTCGCTCCCCGCCGCCGTGACCATCGTTCCGAAGCGAACGCGCACCAGACCGGTCTCGTAGTCGACGCTGCCGCTGATGCCGGTTGCCTCGATCTTGCCGTCAATCCCGGCCGTCACGTTTTGCGTGCCGCCAACCGCGCGGGCGTACTGGATCGACAGCGACCCAGGACGAAGCGGTGCCGCGCCAGTTCGGAACACGAACTCGCTGGAGATGTTCTCGCCGACCGTGGTCACGCAACTGGCTCGCGTGATCGCGTTGTTCGTGCCCGCCGTCCAGGACGTCAGCGCCACGTCCCCGGACAGGTAGTTGATCGTGCCGCGCGTGACCCAGCCACTGGTGGTGAACTCGCGCAGGGTGCCCTGGCCGTTGTCGCCCCAAGGCTGCGCGCCACTGATGGAGAGAAGCACCGTGCCAGTCACCACCTGGGCATTCACCCCCGGTACCAGCTTGAAGGCCGGGAGGAACTGGAACGTCTCGGTCTGGTTGCTGGTCGAGCCCGCGCTGTTGTAGCGCAGCTTGACGTAGCCGGACTCGTCGTTGGGGTACAGCGATGGCGCATCGACGTAGGCGATGCCGCCGTAGTTCAATCGCCACCGACCGGTGCCGTTGATGGCGACTGCCGTGTAGACCGGGCGTGGGATACGGATCGAGACATCCGGATTGAAGGTCACCTGACCGGTTGCGTAGTTGACGGTGCCAATCGAGATCCCGTTCAGCACTACACCGCCGTTCCCGTCATCTCGGGCGATCTGGGTGGGGTCGCGCCAGATCGAGACGGCGATGCCCATCTCCTGCAATTGAGCGAAGGTGTACGCGCCGAGAACCGCCTCGTCGGTGAAAGTGTTCCACTCGACTTCGAGCGAGCCCGGCTCGATGGCCCCGAGGGTTGCAGTGACCGGCAACAGCCCCGATCCGTTGCGGGACGGATGCGCGAACAAATCTTCCTGCTTGGGGCCCGCGACATAGCTCACGGTGAGCTCTGTCCCCACGGACGGCAGCACATTCGGCGCGAAGTCCACGCGGTTCTGCGCCACGCTCAGACTGCCAGTGGCGGCACCCGACAGCACGCCCGACGTGGCCGCCGTTGCCGTCTTGGTGCCGCCGTACTCCCACGACACCGTGAGCGACCCGGGTTGCACTGCCGTCCCAGCTGGCGGGTTCAAGGTCAGACCCTGCGACGCCTTGAGGGTGGTCGATGGCTGCTGCGTCTCCTGTGTCGGCACATTCCAGGTCAGCACGAGCGAACTGCCCACGTCGGGCAACGCACCCAGCGTGACCACGAAGGATCCGGTATTCCTGTTGAAGGTGCCCGCGCCGTAGCTGGCGTCCAGGCCCTTGAGCGAGCCGTTGCCACTGTCGGAAAGCACATACCAGCGCCCTTGGGCCATGTAGCTGATCGACAGCGTTCCGGGCTGCGGCACCGGGTTGACCGTGCCCACGTAGGACTGGCTGCGCGACTCGGGCGTGACCGGGATCTCCGAGCTTTGCGGCGCACGCAGAATCTGCGCGGCAGGCGTGTAGGTGACCGCTTTCGCGTTCGACATCGTCCCCGAGTTCAGGGTCAGGATGCCGTTGGCGTAGTCGATGGTTCCGACCGTCCCGCTGGCGGTCTTGAGCAGGCCTGCGTCGTCAAATATCGTGATGCCGTCCGTGCCGATGGTCAGTGACCCCGGCAAGCAACCGCCCGGGAGATTGAATTTGATGCTGGTCGTCCACGCGTGGCTGGCCGTGTAGCTCACCGCGACGGCCCCTGGTACTGGCAGTCCTGCTGCCGCATACGGTGGCACGAAGGAAATAGGCGTCTCGGTCTGCGCGCTCGGCACCAACTGCGTGTAGATCGAGGTGCCCTTGATCGTGAAGTCGCCGACGGCGGCGGCCTGCGTCAGCGGTACTACCCCGACGTAGGTTCCGGCGTCCGCCACGACCGTGTCGCGCGTCTTGGTGCTATTCGCGGCGCGAGTGAACGTGCGGCTTGCGGGCGAGCCGGTGAAGTCGTAGCGCAGGGCGTCGCTGATGTCGACCGTGACGATGCTGGCCTTGTAGTCCTTGTCGCCGTCGTAGGTGAAGGTGCGCTCGACGACGGACACCGAGGTGGCCCGGATGTACTGCTCCTTCTGGGTGCCCAGTCCCTCGTTCTCGATCAAGACCAGCGTCTGGCCGACATTGGGAACGGTGTCGGTGGTGCGCTGGAAAAGCTGAATGACGCGCTGGCCCGCGATGTGGTTCTCGAACAGGTAGCCCGCCCACTCGGGGCCCTTGTTGAGGTAGGCCTCGATGCGGACTTGCGCCTGCTCGCGGGTGTCGAAGGTCTTCTCGGTGCTGAACAGGGTGACGCTGACACGGGCATCCTGCGGCGGCTCGGCCACGATCACATTGGCACCGAAGTAGGTGTCGGTGTCGTCGGTCTGCACCGAGACGAAGGACTTGCGCAAGTTGACCCGGCCACCGGCGCGATCCAGCTCGGAGATGTCAGGGAAGATGGCGTTGGAGACACCATCGGCAATGGTGTTGCCCGTGGGCGCGCCACCGCCCTCGGGCACATCCGCCATCACGGCGGACTTCAGCAGTTTCACGTCGCCGGATTGGATCGGCATTTCAGATCTCCAGGAATCGAAGGGTCAGGCGATAGAAGTCGGTGTCGGCACGGGCCGGGATGCCCAGCACAGGCTCTGCATCAATGGCCGTTTCCGCGTGGCGGAATGCCACGGTGAACGTGCGGCCATCGGAGAAGGTCAACCCGAAGCGACCTGTGGCGCTGCCGACCGGAAGCGCGGCCCAGGCCCGCAGTTGCTCGACCGTGGCCCGCGTCACCCAGGCCATATCGGGTGCGCCCACCAGCGTGATGGGACGACCGGCTTGCCGGGTGGCAGACTGGATCAACAAGGCTCCGGTGATGAGGTAAGACGTGGTCGCCACGGCGGGCGACCACGCGTGCTCATCGGCCCACAGCAAGTCATCGGGCAATGGCAAAGCCACCCCGGTTTCGAGGTTCGTCAGTTGCATCGGAAAACCTTCAGGCAGTGCGGGCGCGGGCAGCGTCCAGCAGTTGCAGCAGACGAGACTCGTCTCGTGCGTCTACGGTGGCGTTGACCTTCTGCTGTCCCGAGGACAGTTCCACGCGTACCGTGCGGCTGGGCCCGGCATCGCTGGCCAACACCGGGCGTGCCAGCCGCGACCCGCTGGGTTGCACCAGCCCACCCGTGGCGAAGCCCTGAACGCCCGCCAGCGCTCGACCAGCCAGGGCTTGCGCCGGAGCCGACAAGTTGTTGATCGCCTCGAAGAAGCCAGCGCCGTAGCGGGAAACGGCATCCTTGTTCACGACAAACTCGCCCGGCGTGAGCATCGCCGGGACGGTGTCGGACTTGGCCATGCCGCCGCGCCGGTAGAACTCGCCCTGGTTCTGCTCCATGTAGTCGATCAGCTCGCGCTCCAGGTCTTTGCCCCAAAGCAGCGGCTGGGCCATTGCCTGCCGCCACGTCTGCTTGATGCGCTCCAGGTTCTGGCGCTCGTTGCCGGTGAGCGTCTTGCGGCTGATGAAGTCCTCCAGCGCACGCCGATCCTGCTGCGCCTGCTTGCCGTAGCTCTCCATCGTCTTGCTGCGCATGTCCAGACTGACCGAGGCACCGTAGTTCCACTGCAGCCAGCCCGTGTACTCGTTCATCCCTTGCAGGCCGAGGTCGATCATCTTCAGAGCTTCGACCGCCTCCCGGTTCTTTTTCGGGACTATCGGCTTGCCATCGGGATCGGTACCTTGGGGGCGACCGTTGCCAAAGGCCTGCACGCGGCCGCCGACGGCGAATCGGGCCACACCGTTGGCCAGCCGGGAGAGCGCACCGCCGCCGTACTTCTGCACAGCAGCCTTACGAATCACGAAGGCACCGGCATCCAGGGTGCGTGGCACGGTGTCGTGGTGGCCAGAGCCGGGAACCGAGCCACCACTCATCCGAGGAAAGGCCGGGGCCACAGCGCCGCCATCGGCGTAGCGGCGCACGCCACCGCCCACCAAACCGCCGGTCGCGTTTGCCTCCACCTTGCGCACGTAGATCGTGTGCGTGCTCGAGGTGTTGGCCCCGTTGAGACTCATGATTTCGGCGCGGGCCGCGTCGGCGTTGGTGCTGACCTGATGCCGGGACTCGGTCTGGATGCGATCCAGCGCCTTGATCATCCCCTCGACGTTGGTGATGGCGGCCTGCGCCTTCTCGGTCGCCACCTTCAGTTCGAACTGCGAGTTCTGGTCGGCGTAGGTCTTGAGCTTGTCCAGCGCCTCCTTGGCCTTGGACACGTCGGCATCGACAGGCAGGGTCTTGCCTTCCTTCAGCAGCTGCTCGTACTGCTGCAGCTTCTTCTCTGCCTCCTGCAAGTCGGCCTGAATCTTGAGCAGGTACTCCTTCTCGGCGATGGCCTTGTCGAGGTCAGCGATAGCTTTGTCGAAGCGCGTCGTGTCAGCATCCAGCGTGACCTTCAGACCGTCTTTCAGCTTGGCCGTGATCTGGTCGATCTGGTTTTCGGTCTGGGTGAGGGTCTGCTGGATCTGGTCGCGGGCGGTCAATGCCGACTGCGCGGCGGTCTGGTGCGCCTTGGCTTCGGCATCCAGGGTCTTGTTGAGAATCTCTTCTGATTCCCGGATGCGCTGAATGGCTTGATTGACGCCATCCTTGCCCTGTGCGATTTGTGCGTCGGCATCCTTGGTCTTCTGGGCCAGTTCGGCGCGCAACGCGTCTGCTTGGCGCATCAGGGCTTCGGCTTGCGCGTATTCCTGCTTGCGATAGGCATCGCGGGACTGCGATTCGAGCTGGGTGACCTGCGAAACCGCCTGCTCGGACTGCTTGCGGGCGTCTTCGCCGCGCTTGGCTTCACTGGTTTGCGAACTGGCCACCTGCGAGGCCAAGTCCATCGCTTTCTGGGCGAGTTGCCGAGCCTGCTCGAACTCGCCATTGGCCAGCGCCTCCCGGGCCTTCCCCTGGTATTCGGCGATTTGACGCTTGCGGTCTTCGGTTGCCTCAAATTCGGTCATGCCCTGGCGGCGGATGTCGCGGACACGTTCCTCCGTAGTCATTGAAAGCTGGCGCTTCTCCTCCTCGATGCGCTTGATCTCGGTCAGATGCCGGTTGGCCTCAGCGTTGAGCGCATCGATGTGCTGCCGGTACTCGGCCAGCGCCTGCGTCATCGTCTGGCGCTTGGTGGCCAGGATGTCGTTTTCGACCCGCTGGACGTTGGCGCGGCGCTCTTCTTCCGTCTGACCCTGGCGGCGGGCCGACTCGATCCGCGCCTTGGACTCATCGTCAATGAGCTTCAGCGTGTCGGTCGTGGACTGCCGCCGCAACGTGGTCTGCTGCGTGAGGGCTTCCGTCAGCAACTGCGTCGACTTGGTGATCAGCGCAGCTTCGGACTGCTTGGATGTCTCCAGCGCCGACTGTTCCTGCTGATAGCGCGCCTTGACCGCTTCGATCTGGCGCAGCAGGTTGGCCTCGACGATGGACGTCAGGCCCTTGTAGGCCTCGGCCATTTTGGCGGTGGCGTCGTTGACCGTCTGATTGGCCTTGCCGACAGCCTGCTCAACCTCACCGAGGCGGGATTTCAGCTTCTCCAGGGCGCTGTGGACAGCCTCGATACCGCGCCCGACTGCCTCCTGCGTGCCCTGACGCACGGCTTCGAGCCGCTTGGCGATTTCCTCCGCAGCCGTCGCGGCGGTATTCATCGCGCCCTTGGCAGCATCCGCCCCCTTGGTCGCGTCGGCGTACATCTGCGCGAAGATCTGGTTCATCTCCGCGAGACGGGCCTCGTGGCGCTTGGTCGCCTCGGCAATCGTGTCCGAGGTGAAGATGGCGGCGAATGCCTCCCAGCGGTAGCGCAACTGCTCGACCGCCTTGACCAGCATCTCGACCATGAAGATGCCCGCCTTGCGGACGATCTCGAATTTCTCCGACAGCCAAGTCCCGATCTCCCAGCCGACCAGGAAGGCCCCCAGCACGGCGAACGCCGTCTTGAGCAAGCCGACGCTGGCCACGGCGGCCGACACCGACAGGTTGGCCGTCGTCCACGCCGCCGCAGTGGCACTGGCGGCCGTGACGGCAGCGGCACCGGCGGTCTGCCACGCGGTGATGAGCGCCGGGATCAGGCGGTAGATCAGCACCGCGAGCCCAACTTCGGCGATCCGCTTGAGCCATTGCATCACCGTATCGAGGTTGCTGGCCAGGAAGGTCAGCGCCTCGGCCAGCTTCTTGGTCAGGCCCGTCGATTCATCGACCCGGTTGATCCACTGCCCGAAGGCATTGCGCAGGCGCTCTAAGGCCTGGCTCACCGTCTGCGGCAGTTGGGCGTACTCGCTGGCCAGCTTGTCCTTCTGGCTCATCAGCGCGTTGACCACCACGTCAGCGGTCAGGCGGCCTTCTTCGGCCAGCTTGCGCAGTCGCCCGATGGGCACATTCAGGCCATCGGCCAGTGCCTGCGCCAGACGGGGGCTGTTTTCGACGACGGAGTTGAATTCCTCGCCGCGCAGCACACCAGACGCCAGCGCCTGCCCGAATTGCAGCAGAGAGGACTGCGCTTCGGTAGCCGATGCGCCCGACAGGCGCAGTGCCTGCGAGATGCTCTCGGTGATCGTGAGCGCGTCCTTCTGCTCGCCACCCAGCATCCGAACAGCCTGCTGGAGCTTGCCGTACAGCGTGGCCGTTTCCTGAATCGGCACACCGATGCGCTGGGCGATGTCGAACAGGGCCGCTTGCGCGGTCGTGAATTCACGCTGTCCCGCCGTCGCCAACTTCAGGCGCGCGGACATCATGTTCCAGGCATCGGCGATCTGGACGATCTCCTGTACCTTGCCAGCAGCCCAGTTGATCGACAGGAAGGCAAGCAACTGCGTCTTGGCCGTCGCCACCTGATCACCGAAGGCCGACATCCCGGCCTTGACCTCGGCCATTCCGGCGGCAGCCTTCGCCCCGGCAGTCTTCGCGGTGGTCGACAGCTCACCGAGACTGCGCTCGGCGGACGTGATGGCGCGTTTGAGCCCCTCGTCGGCCCCTTCGAGCGCGACGAGGATGGAAATTCGCTTGGCCATGAATCAATCCACCGTGCTGATCTGCTTCTCGACGGCCGCCGCCAGACGCGGGATGCGACCCGCGACCAGCCGCTCGACATCGATGCGCTTCTTGAGCACGACCTTGGGCACCAGGACGGCAATCGGGATGTCCGCGCCGCGTTTGAGGCGCTTGATGCCCTCTGCCTTGCGGTAGCGGCGCTTGAAGCCTGACAGTGGCCGGTCGTGCTCCTTGATGTTCTCGGCCATCAGGACGATGTTCCCCTTCGCGTTCTTGATGAAATAGGCATTGCCGCCGCGCATCAGCTCGGCCACCTGCGCCTTGAAGCGCTTGCGGCCCACCCGACCGTTCAGTGGAATCAGCATCCGCCCGGCAATCTGGCCGCCGGTCTCGTGCATCCCCGACCACGGAATGCGCGAACCTACGTACAGCGCGGGCAGTCGGTTCGGGTCTTTGTCCAGCACCTTGGCGCTGAAGCCCTTGAGGAAAGACTTCTTGACCACGGCCATCTGGCTGGCGACGTGGCTGCGCACGTCCTGCTTGAGTTCGACCGCCTCGCTGGCAATCGCCCGCGACACCGCCTTCTTGACCTTGTCGCGGAATTCGCCGCCCCAGCGGCGCAATTGCGCCTGGGCTGCGGCGCTATCGATCTGGACGGAAATGCGCATGGTCATCAGGCACGGTCGGTGGCCTTGTCAGTAAGTCGGTCGAGGGTTTGGTCGAGGTGGCGGGCATCGCTGCGCGTGCCGATGGCAATCACGGACAGCAGCCGTGCATCGCGGGCCGCATCGGTACGCGCCGTCGCTGCGACGAAGCCGCACACCTGCGCCAACGTGTAGTCGAGGATGTCGGGCAAGCGGTGCCCGTGCTCGATCAGGTGCTGGACGGCGTCGAACCAGCCGCCGCTTTCACGATGGGCGGCAGGTTCACTTGGCCGAACAGACCGTCGAGTTTCGGGATCACCGTCCGGGTAAAAAAATCGGCGTTCACCTCGATCACCTTGGCCGCCAGCAGGATTGCCTCGTCGGCAGCCAGCTCGTCGACCCACGCCCGAGGTTTGCCGACGGCAATAGCGATAGCCGACAGCAGGTCGTCGCCACGCTCGCCGAACAAAGCCAGCCAGTCGATGTCGGAAGCGGTGAGCTGCTGCATCACCGGCGAGATCGCCCGCAAAAAGCCGGGCATCTGCCCGACCTTCAGTGGCTTGATGGCCAGCGGCTCACCGTCGATCACCAGTTCGACCGCCTGCGGAATCAGGGTGTCCAGATCACTCATGGCGGCACCCATCACAGTTGCACGATGCGGCCGAACTGACCCAGCACCGCGTCGAAGGGCTTGGTGGTGTCGGCCAGCAGCGATCCCTCCAGCTCGAACTTGTTGTACTCGTCCGAGATGAAGGAGATTTCCTTCAGCGGATCGAATGCCACGCGGTAGAGCTCGACCAGCACCTTGGCATTACCCTGGGCCGTGTTGATGCCTTCGAGCCGCAGGAATCGTTCCGGCAGCGCCTGCGTGAAGATGCCGATCTCGGTGGCCACACCATAGGCGTAACTGGCCTTGAACGGCGCAGTGAAGCCGGTGGTATCCAGAAACTGGAGGGCACCGAAGTCGGGATCAGCCGTGTAGTTCGTGCCCAAGGCCAGGGTCGCGGGCGTGCCAGCCGAATCCGTCACGACCAAGGACGACACCTTCGGGTGGGCCAGGAAGTAGCGGTCGCCCGCAATCGGCGTGGCACCGCCCACTGGCTCGGCGGTGACCGTGCCCGGCGTGCCGACGACGTGGTTGCCGTACAGGGCCAGCGCGAGGTTCTCCTTGGTGAATTCCTCGATGGTGAGGTTCACGGTGGCGGACTTCTGCTTGACCATCCGGTGATCCAGCGAGCGCTGGCCAGTCTGGCTCTCGTAATGCTCCAGGACGTCGGTCTTGAGGGAGAGCTTCAGCTCTGCGACGTTGCCGGGCGACCGCACTTCGATGGGAAGGCCGTCGGTGTCGCGCTTGCCGAGGAAGACGCGGCCTTGAAAACTGGCATAGGTGCTCATTGCTTGGGTTCCTTGCGTTGGAGGGGTTTGGGTTCGGGGATGGGTTCAGCAGTTGGGGCGGACGGCTCCGGCGTGGCGATGCCTTGCGCCATCAGCCAGTCGGCTGATGTGGCGTCGATCTCGATCCGGTCACCGACGCCATAGGTCTTGCCCGCGTGGGTGTGCGGGCGTGTCAGAACAAGTGGGGTCATAGGTGTCATCCAAGGGTTGAAAGGTCATTGGCCAGCGTCCGGTACGTCAGCCGATAGCGCGCCGGGAGGGCCACGGCCACCGCATCGGCGTCCTCGACCTCCCACTCGCTTTCCTGCTCACGGATGCCCAGCGCCAACCCACCAAACGTGCCGTCCGCGAACAAGGCGGCGTGGGCAGCGGTGAGCAGACGGTCGGCCTCGGTTTCGGGGGACGCAGGTGGTACCGCCCGCGCGAGCGCGACGACGCGGACAGTCAGTTCGCGTGTGACGCGGTCGTTGGCGCGCTCGGTGATGGACTCGGACTCGGGAAACACCGCCAGAGCCGGGCATTGCTCTCGGCTGATGGCCACCGTGGGCGACCGGTACAACGTGGCCCCGAGGCCTTCTACCGCCGGACGGGCAGCCGCCATCACCGCCAGCAGAATCCGCTCGCGGATGGAGTTATCTGCCATGGGTTTACAGCCGGGTGAGCTTGGAGCGGATCTCGGAGCCGTCACCCACGGCCCGGATGTCTCGCACCTGGAAGGACGTGCCACCGATTTCGACAACCTCACGGGCAGCAAGCCCCCCGAAGGCCGTGACCGGGTAGGTCATCTCGTAATCGGTGCTCAAAGTCAGGCCGTCGAGAAGGGATTCATCGGGCGCGGCAAATCCGACCTGATGCCGTTGCGATGGCGCACCGTTCGACGGATACCAAAGGCATTCCTTCAGCAGCCCAGCGTTGGCGGCCGACTCATAGATCTGCGCGACCAGACTCATACGCCAGCGCCCATGACCAGCTTGACCAGCAGCGCCGGGCGGTGGCACAGCGGCAGAGGGTTGGCCTGCGTGTGCAGATCGGTACCCCGGTCGAACTTGCGCGGCTCCTGCTTCGCGTACAGCGGCAGCGCCACCGTGTTAGCCGTCTCGTTGAAGTCGGCAGGCGCGTAGTAGGTGGCAAACGTGTCCATCGTGCCCAGCGGCAGGATGTGGCCTTCGTCGGGTTCGACGAATCGGCGCACAGCACTGCCCGGCGCGACGGCCCGGCCACGATGTTCCTCGAAGGTGATCCCGGCGAAGGTGAAGCCAGCACGCATATCGGTGCGCAGCGCCTGCCCATCCTGCCAGCGGTCGTAGGCGGCCTTGACCTCATCGTGCCCTGTGAGCGCGTCGAAGAAGTCCTCGCCGACGAAGGCGTGCAGGCCGCTCATCCGTTCGCCCTGCAGGTTGTCCTCGACGTAGCGGACGACGTCCAGACAGGCCTTCTTCACGTCCCAGCCGTTGGCCGGGTCGGCGATATCGAAGGTGAATGCCTTGGGCGTGATCTCGAACTCGTTGTAGAGGTCATAGATCACGCTGCCATCGGCGTCCAGAATTTGGCCCTTGAGCGCGCCGAAGCGCAGATGCTCCAGCGTGATCGCGTGCTTATTGCGCATCGTCTGCAGGTGCTGCGCCATCACGCCCGCCACGGTCTGCAGCTCCGTCTCCGACCCGAAGGCGCGGATGCCCTGGACTTCCTCGGGCAGGATCACGTCGTCGTGCGGGATGTGAGGGATGGTGAACGAGCGCACCTTGCGCTTGCCGCGCACGCCCACGGTGCCCGGCGAGCCCGGGGGCATCGTCGGCAACAGGGTGAGCACGCCGTTCTGCTCCTCGACGATCACCGAGCGAAAACGCTGCGGCTTGTCGACGAACAGACCCATTGCGCCCAGACGGTCGTAGTTGTTGGGCAGGAAGTTGATGGCGGCGGTGAGTGCCGACATCGAGAAGGCGGGATTTTCGAAGATGTTCTGCATGGTCAGACTCCTTGGCGAACGAGGACACCCAGCGCCTTGAGCTGGGCAACGGCCGCCTGCTGCTCGGCGGTGGTGATGCCGGTGGGCCACTGCAACGCGTGGTCGGCGACGATGGCGTGACGCGCCACCATCAGACCGTCAGGGCGTTCGGCCAGTGCGGCATCGACGGCCTGCATCAGCACGCCAGCGGCGTACTGGCTGCCGTCGGTGGCTGAGGGGTCGATCTGCTTGACCTTGCCGGTAGCAGTGACCATCCCGACGACCGCGCCCAGCGGCAGGGTCTGGCCTGCGACCACGGTGACGCGGTCGCGCGAGTAGAGGTTCGGGGCCTCGTACTTGAGCAGGTCGCCCAAGTTCATCGATTCAGAAAACACGGTGGGCATCTCAGATCTCCTTCTTCAGTGATGCGGACTTGGCCGCGAGCTGCTTCGCGGCATCGAGCAGCGGGTTGCTCGTGGACACAGCAGCATCGGGAGCGATGCGGCTGACGATTTCGGGGGACGCCTCGGCTTTTGCCGCCAGCAACTGGCTGCGCACCTTGGCGGGTGATGCCTTCGCTTCGAGGAAGCCCGCGATCAAGTCGGTGCGCCCGGCCAGGGTGCAGGTCTGGGCGACCTCAATCGCGTCAGCCACGGTCATGGCGGTGGCGGCCGCCGGTTGAGAGGAACTGCCAGCAGGATCAGCAGCAAGCCGATCAGGAGCAGCGGGGTCGGTTCGATCATTCATTGATGACTCCATCTGGGGGTTGCTAAAAAGACCGGAGTGGCTTGCCGCCAACTTCGGGAGTGGGGAAACGGATTCGCAAAGCTGCGCAAGGGCGTCGTCGAAGGTGCCGATGGCGTCGGCCAGCCCGATGGCAACAGCGGCTTGCCCAAAGAACAGTCCGGCCTCGGTGTCACGCACGGCAGATGCCTCGACGCCCCGGTTGCGGGCCACCGTCTCGACGAACAGGCCGTAGACGCGATTCACCTCGCCCTTGAGAAAGGCGTGGGCTTCGCTGGAAATCGGCTCGTGCGGGTTGAGATCGTTCTTGCGGTCGCCCGCAAAGACCGCCGTGTAGCGAACGCCGTCTTGGGCATCCCTCTCGGACTGGTCGACGTGCATCGCAATGACGCCAATCGAGCCGACGCCGCCGGTGCGTGAGACGAACACCTTGCTGGCAGCAGACGCCAGTGCGTAGGCTGCTGAAAAGGCCATGTCGTTGGCCACGGCCCAGACCGGCTTCGTCTGGGCAGCCGCACGGATGCGGTCGGCCAGATCGAACACGCCGCCCGACTCGCCACCCGGTGAGTCAACGTCGAGCAGGATGGCGGCGACATCCGGGCTGGCCAGCGCGGCGTCCAACTGCGCGGTCAGCCCCGCGTAGCTGGTCAAGCCGGATTCGGCTTCCAGGCCCACGGTGCGGCGCACCAGCGTGCCGTGGATGGGGATGACCGCGACCTTGGTCGTCTGGGTGGCTGCGGGACGCACGGGCGGCGTGAAGCCCGAGGGTGCAGCCAGATCAGCCAAGCCGATCCGGGGGCCGAGCACGGCCAGGATGACGTCAAGTTTTGGGCGATGGATCGCCAGCGGCACACCGTAGAGGCGTGCCGCCAAATGGGGCAACAGGGTCATGGGAATCCTTCAGGCAGACGATGTGTCGCCGGTTTGCGTGGTGTCTGCAGCGTTCTTGTTCGGCTCGGCGCTTCCGCCGTCCTTGGAGGTGCGGCGCGGGTCGGAGTCGAAGATCAACCCCAGGTCGTCGGCGCGCTGGTTGTCGGCGGCGATCTCGCGGTCAACGTCCTCGGCGTCGTAGCCAAAGGCGGAAATGGCTTCCGAGCGACTCATCAGTCCTGCTCGGATGGCCAGCAACATTGCCTTGAACTCCTTCTCAGGATCGACCCACTGCCAGCCCTGGGGAATCCACTTCACCTGCAGGTACTGGCGGCGACGGGCTGGGCCGCCACGCGCGAAGCCGGGAGCTTCGATGGCACCGGCGAGCACGGCCTGCTTCATCCATGCAGCCCACACCGGACGGCACATCTGATGCACAAGCACCCCGTGCTGCACCATCTCGCAGCGACGCCGGAACTCCAGCATCCCGGCGCGAATGGATGAGTAGTTCACGCCTGTGAGGTCGCCGGTCAACTGCTCGTAGGTGACGCCGATGGCAGCGGCGACGGCGCGGAACTGCGTGCGCAGGAACTCGCCATACGAGCCACCGACGTCGGCTGGGTCGGAGAACTTGATGTCCTCGCCGGGCTCCAATATCTGCAAGGTGCCAGGCTCCAGACCGGCCAGCGCGATGCCATCGCCATCAGCAGCACCTTCGCCCATCAGGTTGTCCTCCGGGTTCTGCCGGGTCACGAACCCGGCGAACATCGCGGCGGTCTTCTTGCGCACAAGTTCGGCGTCGTCGTACTGGTCGAGTTCGTTGAGCTTGACCAGGGCTCGCGACAACCACGGCTCACCTCGGATCTGGCCGGGACGCAGGACGCGGAACAGGTGGATGATTTCCTTCGCATCGATGCGCACCGTGTCCATCCCACCCTGGCCCGACATCGGAGCCAGCCGACCGTCTTCGGGGTGCGAGCGGTACAGGTGGTAAGCGACGCGACGCCCGAGGCTGTCGAATTCGATGCCAGAGCGCACCACGTTGCCCGAAGGCAGATCGAGGTTGAGGCTGATCGGCAGATGCTCGGGCTCCAGCAACTGAAGCTGCAGAGGAACGACCAGTCCGTCCTCCGGGCGGCGCGGGCGCAGCCGGATCAGGCATTCACCGCCTTCGAGCATCGCGCGACAGGCCAATGCCTGCAGGCCGTAGAAATCGGTCTGTCCTGCGGCGTCGGCTTCTTCTGTCCAGTCACGCCACAGCGCCTGCACGTCGGTCTTGAAGCGCTCGTCTGCAGCAAGACTCTGCGGCTTGATGCCAGTGCCGACCGCGTTGGACACGAAGGCCTCGATACCGGCTTGCGCCCACGCGTTGCGGCGCACGAGGTCGCGGCT